ATTTGAGTTTGAGTTGCACCAGATACAGCCACTGCGCAAACATCACTATTAATAATCGTGATGGCTGGAGCCACTGCTGTTGGTGGAGGGGATTTTACTGTTGTTGTGCTATTTGAAGTAGAATCAGTTGTAGATCTACTAGTCGAATCAGTTACGATGGGATCAGCCATCGCAGGGGACAAATACATGACAAAAAGCACCGCTGTAGCGATCTTTTTAATCATTTTTAAAACCTTTAGTTATTGTAATTATTCGGAATTTTACATCAAGAAATGAAACTCACATCGATTTTATTTAGGAACTAAGTGTTATTTCTTTTGTAAGTCTTCCACTTCTTTTTCGATAGTTTTTACACTAGGGGATGAAAACACACTCTGAACCTTGTCTAGGAATGATTGTGTCTTCGTTGGAGGATTTAGTTCTTCTTCAGTTGTTGGTGTGATTCTTCTCCCAGCTGAATCGAACTCAACTTTCTTCTTTACTCGGTTATATAGTTCTGGTTCCCAGTCTTTTGTTGGTTCATCTACCTCAATTTCTGGAATTTCAGACTCTAATAACTCATTCACTTCTTTTTTAATCTCTTCTGGAACAACAGTTGTTTCTGGTTGTTCTTTGGATAATTGTTCTGCTATATTACCAAATGCAGATTTTTCGTCAGAAGGATATAAATCTTTATATTCAGCTAAGAATTTAAAATCATCTTCTTTATTTTTTTCTGGAAAATCTTCAGCAGGTGGCTTCTCAAAGAAGTCATTCCATCTTCTTCCACCAGTGTGTTTAAGATTCCAGTTTGCTGCAATTAATAAAAGAACTGCCAATGGATCAAATACGATAACAATGAGTATGGTGACGATACGAACTGCTTTCTCAAGCATGGTTGTATCGTTCGCACTTTCGTCACCATATATCAATGCAGCAATATACTTAATTGGTCCTACTTCTGCTTCGACTTTCCTGACTTCGCTGGCGATTGGCGCACGCTCTTCGTTGTACTTGGCGATCTTGGCTTGCGCTGCACCGATTTCGTTAAGGATTCTGGCTCTGTCTTTTTGCTGTCCTCTACGGATGGCAATTGCTCTGTCTGTTCCACTGGCTTCTGTGGTTCTTGCGATGGTTTGATCAACTTGAGCATCGAGTTGAGTAAGTTCTTTACGACTTGCATTGATATTTTCCTTTTCTGTTTTAATCTTCTCATCAAGTAATGCTAATTTAGATTGAACATCTCCCGTAGGAATTGCTTGATCCAAATGTGCCTTTGATAAGAATCCGAAAATGCCCATCGATGTTAAAAGCATTAACACTATCAAGGCAACTACAAAGTATGACTTCATCAATTTTGGAATTTCTTTCCAATTTCGATAGAGCCATGATGCAACTACGAGTTTCGATGCTTCAAGCAATGAACCCATAAGAGCAATCGGTACTACAGCTGCAGCAAAAATTGCGATGAGACCCATCACTGCGTAATATGCAGCAAGAGCCGACAATGATAGTGCAACTGCAAAAAGTAAATATGTCATAGTTTGTTTTTAATATGAGAGCCATGAACACGAACAGATATCTGTCCGTTGTAATAGTCGTCTGACTCTAACACCTTTCGTGCAAACTGTTCTCGTGCTTCTATGTAAGAACATTCAGCTTTGGATTTACAAAAGAAAAGAATCTCACGAACAAAGTTGTCTTTGCCGAGAGACTCCACATCTTTATTTAGTTCTATACTCGAACCATAATACTCTAGCCAATCAGAATCTATTTTGCTGCGAATCTTTTTACGTTTCTTAGTTCCGTTTTTCTGTTTGACCATCTTGTATGTAGTTTTGGCAAACTTTGCCAATTTCTTACCTACATACATACGACTAGTGGCTTTGTTCGTAATTAAATAAACAAAGCCAACACAGTCATCAGGTAGTTCTTCAACGATTGAATTATTATAAGTCCACATAGTAGACTATTTATTCCTCCTCGTCAAAGTCCTCCTCTTCATAAATGTCTCCTGAACATACTGGACAGTAGACAATATCTTCTAATCTGTGGTCATCACCCTTAACAATAATCTTTCCTTGCGCACCACATTCTTCGCATTCAAAGTGTTTAGTTGTCATGCTGTCTTACCCTTGCTATTCCTAGTTTATTAAAAACTGTAAACCACATCCAACCCATATCAAACTCTAGTGGCTTTCTACTCAGTTTTGGATTCGCTGGATCTCCATGATGATTATTATGCAGTTCTTCACCACCAATAATAATTCCCCATGGGACTATATTAGTTGATTTATCTTTACTATCATAATTTCTGTATCCGTAATAGTGTCCAACACCATTCACAACACCTGCTGCCCAAAATGGAATCCATACCATTTGAATTGCCCAGAACCAAATTCCCCACCAACCAAACAGCATTAAACTAATTGCTAACATTAAAACAATTCCAGCATATGGAAATTTTGAATAAACATTTCTTTCCATCCAATCATCTGGAGTACCAACACCATACTTCTGAATCATTTCTTTATCTCTTGCTGATTGAACATAACAAGAAACTCCAGCAAATAAAACAAACCAGATACCTTCATTGTGAGGACTATGAGGATCTCCTTCTTTATCAGAGTTCTGATGATGTTTGCGATGTATTGCAACCCATTCTTTTGTTACCATGCCAGTTGTTAGCCACAACCAAAATCGCATGAAATGTGATAGTCCAGAGTGAAACTCTAAACCCCTATGTGTTTGCCCTCTATGTAAATACAAAGTGACGCAAACAATGGTAATGTGTGTCATTACCAACAGATATATTAACTCTATCACGCTGCTTTACCCCATACATCACCCCAGTCACCAGACAATGCACCCTTTGCATAATCAGTTACACGATTCTCAAAGAAGTTACCATGTACTGGTGCATTGATCATTTCTTCAACCCATGGTAGTGGATTCTTTTTAACTTTAAAGATACCTTTCATACCAAGAGAAATTAGACGACGATCTGCGATATAACGAATGTACTGTTTAACATCAGCTGCAGATAGTTCACGCATGTCACCATCTTGATAGCAAAGATCAATAAACTTATCTTCTAACTCTACCATCTTCTCAGCAATAGAGTAGATCTTGCTCTTCAATTCATCATTCCAGATCTCAGGATTCTCTTTAATATACTCACGGAACAATTTAATCATTGACTCAGCATGAATTGTTTCATCGGCAATAGACCATGTAACAATTTGACCCATACCTTTCATCATGCCGTGACGAGGAAAATTAAGCAACATGATAAAAGAGCTAAACAACTGCATGCCTTCAGTAAAGGCACTGAAAACAGCAATATGCTCAGCAGTACTAGCGACAGTACCATTGCGACTAGAAAGATCAAGTACATAGTCATGTTTATCCTTCATCTCCTGATACTCTAGGAATTGATTGTAAGTTGATTCAGGTAACCCAAGAGTTTCAATCAAGTGAGAATATGCAGCAATGTGTAATGCTTCACGTGCTGCAAAACCCATCAACATCATTCTTACTTCAGGTTGAGGGAAATAAGGCAGATAATTATTAACATAGCCACCAGCAACATCAATGTCTCCCTGAGTAAAGAATCGGAAGATGTTCGTGAGGAATAATTTTTCCTCAGGTGTTAGTTTCTTTTTCCAGTCTTTAACATCCTCAGCCATTGGTACTTCTGAGTGAAGCCAGTGTGCTTGTTCATGTTTCAACCAAGCATCATATGCCCATGGATAGTTAAATGGTTTAAAATGGTTTCTTGTATCGGTTAATCTTGTTTTTGTTTTTGTTATCATTTTATTCCTCGTACATTACTGTGTTAGTTGATCCTAGTGCCCATTTTGAATCTGTTTCTACAGACCATCTTTTCGTGGCAACTTTAAAGTCTGGTTGTTTTAGTTGTTTTGGATTACTACTTGGTTCTAATATAATTAAGCGATTATTTGGCTGAGCAGCAAACTGCCCATTATCACACTGAATGAAATTATAAGACTTGTGGTCTTCGACATCTTCAGAAAACCCTGTATCAAGAATGTTAAAATCAGGATGAGCAGAATCAACTGTAAAAAGATAAACACCATACATCCACTCTCCATTCTTTAATTTAAATTTACATCTCATTGATTGAAGTTGTGCTTTCTTTATGATAGTTATATCGTATGAAAGACAATCCCATAACTGCAAATAATCTAATGGTAGTGGTTCACCTTCGATTGGTTTCCAGCAATATGCATGTAGTGGTAGTTTGTCGTACAATGCACCATATTGATTAAGATAAGACTCAATACGAAATGCTTGCCCTCTTAAAGATTTTATACTTATCCACCAACATGGCTCAAGTTCATCATGTCCACGTTCGAAGTCATAAAGAAACTCTCTTCGAACATAACACTTTACTGGTGGTAAATTAGCAACGATGTGTGCCAT